GACATTCTCTCAAATGGCACACAATAATGAGATGTACGGAGAGCCGATACTTGTGTACCAGGGTGGGGATAACATAGAAAACAAGAACGGAATAGACGGAACTATCAAATCCATAGCAATGGATAGTGATTCAAAGGTTTCGTACCTTCAAGCACAATCCGCGTCCGAGTCCTTTATGAAGCAGCTCGATACGCTTTACAAGATGATATTCACGCAGAGTTTCATCGTAGAGCCACCAGAGTTGAAAAGCGGAGATTTGCCAGCAGCAGCGTTGAAGATACTTTATTCACCTGCCGTTGAAAAGGCTATGATGGATGCAAATACATACCAAGACGTACTTAATGATATGGTGGAACTATTCATGTTTGGATATGGTGTGGAGATTGAGGATTCCATCGGTATGCAGTCCTTGCCTATGAAGTGGTGGATAAAGCCTTACGTTCACGTTTCCGAGAGCGCGATTATGGCAGACCTTGTGGCTGGTGTAAACTCTGGCTTCATATCAAGAAAGACCGCAGCGGAACGTTCCTCGTTCTACTCCACAACTGGCGAATACAACCGCGTTATCAGAGAGAAGAAGGAAGAAGAATCCGCAGACCTTCTTTACAAGATTAAGACAAGCGCAAGTAATCAGTAATGGAATATTCCAAAAAGGATATAGAGGAAGCCAAGAAATACCTAAGACTAAGGGTTGAGGCTGAAACATCCATGACTCATCATGTGGGTGTCGAAATGGAAAAGGCTGCAAACGAAGTGATAGCCGTATGCAAGCGTTTCAGTATCGACCCCACAAATTTGTCTTTCGACAACAGATACGAGATAAAGTATGCGATAAATGATATTATAGACAGGCTTATAGATACATTGTACAATGATTGCGAGGAACTTTCTTGCTTCACAAACAAGCAGGACAAGGACTATATCATAGCATACTTGAAGGACGGAAGCAGAGTAAACCTTTCCGAAAATCTTTCGGAACACGCGCAAGTATTCAAGGATGAAATGCAGGATTTCGTGAAGATAGGACTTGTTGCTGGTTCATTCGGTAAATGGACTCGCAACTGGAACGGATTTTCACACAAAGGTCTTTCCTCGTTCCATCTTATAGAAAGACTTACAAGGTTTGCCATTGCAGACGCTTGGATGCACGCAGATATAGACTATATGAAAACGAATGGTGCAATAGGGTATATGCAGTTCCGTGGTAGCAGTTATCCATGTGAGCCTTGCGATGATTTGGTGGGATTCCACAATATAGACGAATACACGCTACCAGTTCACGCAAACTGCAAATGCTACGCTGTGCCTATATACGAATGATATGCAACACACAAAGAAATTCAGTACGGAGTGCTTGAAGATGGGTCTTGAACCAAACATCAGAGCATTTGCGGAACTTGTAGCAATGGGTTGGATGGAACAGGATGCATTCATTGCTCTTGGGCTAAACAGAAGTACACTAAGTGAGCAGTACAACAAAGATACGCTTAACAGGATTGTGGCAGACTACAACTTCATCAAAAGACACGATACGATAAAGCGTATATTCGACAAGGCAAATGAGGATAATTCACCTTCTGGAAATGAGGAATCCACAAATTCCATTATGAGCAAGGAAGAAGTGCTTACTGAACTTATCACAACCATAAACAAGATGCCTCGTTCAGACCCACGAAGGGTTGATGTACTTATGAAATATGCGGAACTGCAACAGATGAAGAAGGATGAGATAAAGGAGGATGAGAGGCACGTTGTGGTACATATGCCACTTAATTGCTACTCGTGCAACCTTTACAATATCGAGAAAATGAAACGCGCAAAAAAGAATATGGAAAATGAAGATATGGAAATGGATAATACTGCCGATTGATGTTGTGGAAAAGTTATTGACCGATAACGTCAGAATGAAATCCACGATAAAGGAACTTAGGAAAGAACTTACAAAAGCAAATTGATAGATGAGAAAGGTTTATATCAGCGGAAAGATTAGCGGAAAGCCGAAAACACAATATCAGAGAGAGTTTTCAGAGGCAGAGAAATTCCTCAAATCTATGGGGTACTATGTTGTGAACCCTGCATCGGACGAGTATTTCGATAGTCATGAATTTTCAAATAAGTCATATAGAGAAATTATCGCTATTGACATTCAGGTTATATCCATTTGCGACACTATCTATATGTTGCAAGGGTGGGAAGGTTCAAATGGTGCTATCGTGGAAAATGCGTTTGCAAAGGCAACTGGACTGACTATTTTATATCAATAACAAATAATTATTGATTGTAAATAATGTTTACTAAATGTAAAAATATCGGAATATAAGTAACTATTTGCATATAAATAAATTAACAAGTATTACCTAACCACGACCTAACCAAACCTAACCATAAAATATGTAAAATAATTTTCAATAAAACACAGATACTATATGGAAAGCATACAATTAAACAAGATTTACAACGAGGACTGCCTTGAAGGTATGAAAAGAATACCAGACGGAAGCGTGGACTGCATCATCTGCGATTTGCCGTATGGGACGACTGACTGCGCTTGGGACTCTGTTATTCCGTTTGACAATTTATGGGGGGTATAATCGCATATTAAAGAAAAGTGGTTCAGTTTTATTATTCGGAAGTGAACCTTTCAGTACAATGGTTCGTATAAGCAATATAAAACACTTCAAGTATGACTGGATATGGCACAAGACAACCTCTACTGGATTTCAACACGCAAAGAATATGCCTATGAAAGACTATGAGATTATATCAGTATTCAGCAACGCATCAATGGGACATGCAAATCTTCTTGGAGAAAAGAGAATAACATACAATCCACAAGGAATTATTAGAATTGACAGAATAAGAAAAAAATCAAAGAATCAGTGGGGTAGTATTGCTGGTAATCGTCCGTCACATAAAGAATTATGTGTATATGAGTTTAAGAATTATCCTACAATGACTCTTGAATATGCAAAGGACTATGGAGCAATCCACCCCACACAAAAACCCGTTGACCTAATACGTTACCTTATCCGTACATACTCAAATCAAGGAGAAACAATCCTTGACAACTGCATGGGAAGCGGCACAACGGCAATCGCGTGCATAAGGGAGAAGCGCAATTACATCGGCTTTGAGATGAACAAGGAATACTACGAGAAATCATTATTACGTATAGAGAAGGAACTTGCAAACCCTATGTTCGACTTTGATATATAAAAATATTGGCTATCCTCACGGACGGCCAATACAGGACTACTATCAATTATGAATAACTAAATTCAACGTTGCAAATATACAACATAAAAACAAAATGCGCAAATCGTCAGTTCACGGATTCAAGCCTGTTCATCACTTCTGCCATTTCCTGCATAGTCCTCATTTCGGAAAGTGACTTCTCATCGTCCTCATCCTTGAAGCCATCCATTTTCATCATTTCCTTTACGCGCTCAATGACACCACGATGAAGTTCAACGTCAGTTACCATGCAAGCGGTATAAAGGGACGTAATCTGAATTTCCAACGCCTCCATATAACCCTCGTTGCATAGGCTTTCGATTAGTGTTGCCATTGAAGTTCCGAGAAGCAATCTAAGTTCCCAGTTCTTACTCGCGTCAGATACAACGATATAGATTTTCTTGTAGAATGTATTTCGCTTTACCTCGTATGGGCCTACAACAACACGTGGTACGTCTTTCAGTTCCTTGTCCTTTTTCATAACTCAAATTATTAAAGTAAATCATCGTATAGTTCCATAATGGATTCCTTGTCGCTTGCGTGATTGTCTATCATCGCGCTTACATCGTGCCTCATATCCTCGTGAGTGATACCCCACAACTTGTAGTACATACCATCCGCTCGTCTTGTCTTTTTAACCTGTCCTCCGCTTATGTTCTGTAACTCGCTCGACAACGCCCTTGCGGTTATCTTTGTCGCGAAGCCGTTGTATTCGGAATATCTGATAAGGTCATCGTAAAGTTCTTTAAGGGAGAATAGTTCGTCAAGCCACTTTTCCTCCTTCACTGGCTTGAAGCGTATTCCACGGGCGCGTACCCAAGACCTTACGGAATTGTTCTCTCCTTCCTCGCGATATGAAAGGCTGAGGCTCTTAGGGGATATAGGGAACTTGTAGTTGTTCTTCCTGAGTTTCCTTCCACCTTCGATTATCCAGTTCATGATACCAGGGTATTCCGCAACAAGGTCACTCGCGAGCTGTGTGTTCTGATCCTCTATGCGTATCGTCTTGTCGAACACAAGCCAGATTATCCTTCTCATCACACCATACGATGTATCTTCAAGTTTGAGAAGGTTGTTCGTGTTGAAAACCATCCATGGCACATTGTCTATCCTATATACGTCCTTGCCCAACTTTCGCGCGTACTGACGCTCACCAGAGCATATAGACTTGAAGGAGTCCTCGTGACCCATGATGTCCTTTCTGTCAAGTTCACTTCCGAGGTTTATGAGTTTCCCTTCTATCTCAGCCATATTTCTCAGTTGTTCATCACCTCCGCGCGTAAGTGGTTTGAGCCCCATGTGACTCACATTGTCCTCACCCATCACACCACGGACCACCTCGTGTATCACACTCTTTCCGTTGCTACCCTGTCCGTACATTACAAGGCAGTTCTCCACCTTGTTCACCATGAATCCTCTGTCGTATGTGCAAAGCCCCAAGAACATCTGTAGTATAAGCCTTGACTCTGGTTCGTCCAGAACATCACGGATAAACTCGTTCCACATAGGACACTTCGCCTTCGGATTGTAACGGTAGTTGTGTATAAAGGTGACATGGTACTCTGGTGAGAAGTCCCTCAGAATACACTCCCTGAAATCCACCACGCCATTGAGGAACGCGTGAATACAATACGAAGGACTTAGACGGCTGTTAAGCCTCAGCGCGTCCTTGAACTTCCACGTTAGTTTCCTTGACGAGTAGAACAGTATCTTCGACCTTACCCTCATCTTCTTCAGAAACCCCTCGAACGCGTGGTACAGCAACTCATCCTGTACTGGTACATAGATATACCCGTTGAAGAAATAGATGTCACCCCTAAGTGTCTTGAAGTGACTCCGTGTCGCGACATCGAACACAAGTTCACTGTACATGGAGAAGCACTCCCCGAAATCCTTCACAGACGCAGCGACATCCCACATCTTCTCGTCACTGACAGAGTACAGGTTAGTTATTATCCTGTCCTCCAATTCCTGTAAACCTTCATTGCTCATCATAAAAAATGTACGAAATGTAGTTATTATTATATTACTATATAATATACCCCGAGACGGGGCAGCCATTTTCACACCAAAGCAAGCAAAAAGCATGCATCATAAAACTACGGCAAAGGTAAGCATAAATAATCACTTTATACACAAAATGCGTAAAAAAATACACATTTAGTGTAAGTTGTGAAAACAAGTTACACGAACCAAAATACACAAAGACCGAAAATTTCTCCGCAAAAATTTGAGAGGCTGAGTGTAGGAAGTGAAACAAGGGTGAATGCAATGTGTATGAAGGTGCAGGGAATCGGGATGATGCAAGCAAGGGGTGTCGGAAGGGGGTTTAGGAAGGGTAGGTGGGGTTGGGTTGAGAAAATCTGAAAAATTAAAAAAAATAATTTTTTAGATG